CGCATCAGCGGTAATGTCATCAGACATAGGTGTATCCATCCGTTTAGAGCCTGTCGGCTATTTGTGTGGGCCACACTTACGGCGTGCGTAACCGCTTCGCGGGAGAAAACCGCGGAAGATTAAGAGACATCCAAGTCGTGCCGCATCGCCGTGGCGATCATCTTGGTTTTGTCTGTAGAAGTGACCTGCGCGCCACTGGAGTCAACCCATTTGTAGGTGTTCTTCAGGGAGCCGTCAGAGGATTTGAACGTCTGGGATTCGAGCGTCAAGCCGGAGCTGATCTTGTCCCGCGCCGTGGCGTAGGAGTCGAAGTATTTGTCCGCGCCTGCCTGCAACTCCACAGAATCGCCCTCGTAAACCTGGACGGCCCGGCATTTGCAGTGGTCATGGAACGCCTGCCCGGCAGACTGGGATCCGCGGGCCTTGATGCCCTTACCCTGCCCGCCACGCTTGCCCTTGGTCCGTTCAACCGGGACGCCTCGACCAACCACGCCGCCAGCCGAAGCCTCAGACGAATACGCCGCGCCACGGCTAGCCAACATTCCACAGAACCCGCAGCAACCAGCCTTCGGAACCCGCTGAAAGCCAACCTTGACGCGCTCGTTTGAAGCGTTGCCGTAGATCGTGTCAGCAGCCATCGTTGACAGGATTGAGGTGAGCCCGCCAGAGAGGAACTGGAACATCAGGTTAGACGCGCCCTGCTCGAGCATCCGCGGCTGCGTACCAGCGCCCACAAGGGCGCCCCAACGGTTCGTGTCCACGGAATCCAACGTCTCCGCGCCAAACGAGCCGCTAACGCCCGATATGTCCCGGACCTCCTCATAAAAGGAAGCCGAGACGGCAGACGTAGCAGCCGCGTAAGGGTTGAACACCTCCGGGAACGCCTCAAACAAGATCGCCTTAGAGCGTTCCGGCGAAAGATCCTCCAGGCTCGACAACAGCGCCCGCAAATCAGCAAGCGCCGCCGTCGAAAGACTCTCCAAAGTCAGGTCATAGCCGTTGATTACCGAGAGCGGAATCACTACGCATCACCAGAACCCCGGACAGCAGCAGCGGCAACAACATCAGGGTTCGCCTGTGCCGCATCAAGCCGCTGCCCAATACCCTGCACCAGCGAAGACACCGCAGACCGGCGCCTGTCAGCAACAATCCGGTCAATGGTTGTCTGGTCGAAGCCCATAAGCTCCAAAGTCACCGCAGAATCCGGGGGCAACACGCCAGCAGCAACCAGCTTCGACGTCGCATCAGCCTGTGACGCGATAGTCGGGGTAGCCGGGTTACGCCACTTCGTAGACAGCAACTCCAGCCCCTCAGTGGAGCCCGTAGCAATCTCCACAGCCATACGCATCGCATCAATCCACGCGGCCCCGAAAGGTTCATGTGCGGACTCTGCATCAGAGTTCAGATCGAGGTAAGCCGTGTGCATCGCAGCATCAGACGCCGGGTTATCGTGGATAATCCCGAGCGCGTTCACCGGGATCGACGTCTCGCCGGCAAACTTCGCCGCAATCGTCCGCAACATCTCCGTATGCGGAGACATCGAAGCCTGCGAGAACTGACCGACCGTAGGAACGTCACCATCCTCATCCTTGGACAAACCAAGGATGCGCCCGGTGATAGCCTCAAGCGCCGTCTTCGCCTCGCCGTTCGGACCAACGAAAGCCTTCTCGTCAGCGCCAAGAATGTAACGCTGCGGGGCAGAATAGAACTCCGCGGTCACTTCCATTCGGAGCGCCGTGCGGATCGCCTCATCAGTGATCTTCATGACACCCTGACTGATCCGTGAGCGCCCAAACGGATACTCCGGGGAAGAGTCATACGCCAGCACCACAACAGGGCACCTGCCGAGGCTGTGCGGCTCCTGCTCAACAACCCAACGGCCCCGATCAAACACGGCAGTCACGATCTTGTCAGCAAGATAAAGAATGAACTCGGTAGGGTAGCCGCCCTCAGTCGAAACAATCGATACAGCAGCTGAAGCACGCCGGCGGTTAGCATCCCAAAGCGCCGTAGACGACGTCGGAGAGAGTGTCCGCACAACCGCGGCCGGCTCACCCTCAGAACCCGCCATCACAGCAACAAACGACACACCATAAGTCAGCGCNGACATGTGCGCGTGATGCGCCTCAATCCCCAAACGGTTATCNGCCCAAATCCGGTCAATACCGAANTCAGCACCATCCCCACCAGGAACAGCGAACCCGCCAAGCTTGATCCGTGACGCCAGACTCTTGACAGCCTTGTANGGCCAGCCAATAACCGTCTCAAANGACTGCAACTGCGGCGGAATAGCAATCCCCAGGTGCCTGACGAGCTGCTTGCACTCAAGATAACGTCGGCGGGTGATATTAATACCCTCAACCGCCCGCAACTGAGCCAAGCACTCATTCAACGTCGCGTTATCATCAACCGAGAGGCCCGGAACAACAAGAGTGTCAATCACGGACAACCCACTTTCAAGAATCACATAACAAGGACACGGCCCGACTTCTCGGGATCACGCGGAGGCTTAGCGAACTTCACGACGCCGTAATGGGCGCACGTAGCAGCGAGCAGGGGAGTCAAATCAATTTCAAGCGTCTTGCGCGACCACTTCCAACCGCCGGCATCGCCGAGATTGGCCTTCTTTGCTCCAGCGAGGGACACATTTAGCTGGTGCTGGTCGAAATGGGTGATCGTCTTGTCCTTCGTGGCCGCGTCATAGAAGCCGCCACACGCCTGCATCAGCTCATTACCCGACAACGCCCGCACCATCACGCCACGACGCCGCAGAATGGGCTCCAGGGACCGCGCAGGGCTATAGGCGTCCATCACCACGGGGATCCGCTTACCTGCACGTTTCACAAGCCACTCGACAAGCGCGTCAGTGTTGTCCGCGACGTCGCCCATCTCGGCAAGCTCCACATGCACGCCAGACTCCGACCGCAAGCCAACAGAGACGGCTGCGAGGGTGCGCTCCGGGTTCATGTCGATCCCATAAGCCGCAACCGGCACCGCGGGAACTTCCATCACCGCACGCTTAGCCCACAAACCAGCAGGGATAACCGAAAGCTGCTCATCAGACGCCCACATACCAAGGCGTTCACGCGCAAACGTCTCCTCAGACATCGCGCCGAACTCATCCTCGATCGTCGTCTGATTCAGGCGGATCCCAAGGCTCGGATTAGTCGCAGCCCACAGCCCACGGTCAGCGACATCGACGTCACCAGACACGGACCACTCAACCCACGCCAAACGCTTATCCTTGCCAGCAACACCAGCAGTCCGCATCCGCGCAAACACATCGCCGTCCATATTCGGTGCCGGCGGAGTCCCCAAAAGGATCTGCAACGGGTCACCAGACGGCGCAGACGAGATAGTCGGCAAAAGCGCGGCCTGCGCATCCTCGCCGTACTCCTGAGCCTCATCACACACCAGGACATCCACCGTGAAGCCACGGCCCGAACCCTTAGACCGCGCAATGAACTCAACCGAACCGCCGTTGTGCAGGATTATCGCTTCCTGCCCATTCGTCTTCCGAATGTCTTTCACGAGCGCGGCAAGCTCCGGGTATTTGCGCTCATTCTCGAAGAACGACGCGATACGCAGGAACGCCTTACGCGCCGTCTTCACCTCGTGGGCGGTGTGCAGGATCTTCAAGCCCAGTTGGGCCATGAAGAACAGCTCCACCATTTCGAGGATGCCGTTTTTGCCGTTCTGACGCGGCACCGTAATGCCCCAGCGACCAGCAAGCCACTTTCCATCCCGGCCACGATTCATCCAGGCATTCAGCACGTTCAACTGCCACGGATCCGGCTTCAACCCGTAAGCCTCAGCCAGGAACGCACAATCATCAGCATCAGACCACTTCGACCGAGGAAACTTGGCTACACGAGGCTCCTGAACCCCCAAAAGTGCAGCCACGTCATCACCTATCCAGTTTTCTTAGCCCTAGCCTCACGCCGCTTATTCAACTCATCCAACGCAGTCAACGGCTTCTCTAGGGTCGGAGCCTCAAGCTCATCAATCTGCAAAAGCACATCCGTGAACTGCCTACTAAGGGACGCCACATCCCGCGCCTGCTCCGCAGTACCAATCTCATCCGCCAACACGTCACGGAGAGCAATCAGACCCGCCAAACGGCCCTTAGCGGCCTCCTCAGACAAGCTCACAAGGACTCCTGACGTGGAAACGAACAGACGGGGGGATATTT